ACCTAAATCTATTTCAGCTAAACCATCAGCATCCATATATATACCATCAGGTATTATTCTAGACATAACTTGCTGTAGCTTTAAGTGGGTTAACTGAATCATGTCAGCAAAACCTGTTATTCTACTAACTATAGATTCTATTGATCCATTGTACATTCTTGGAGCAACAATAGAATAGTTCATTTTAACTTTTGTAAAATCACTTTTGGGTCGCATCATATTCTTAGACATCTCCCACTTGATAAGTTTGTCTGTGCCTAGTATTAAAGCACCTTCGTATAAACACTCAACAGATCTAAGTAATCTTTCATACTCTCCTTGCTTTTCAGCCGGAGGATTAAACGTGTCATCTTTAGGTATGGCTTTATCAGCGCCTGTAGAAACAGTTTTAACTTTATACACCTCGTTCATGTAGGTCTTATAGTTGAAATATAACACGTCAACTATATTAGCGTCTTTTTCTCTTCTACCAGCGGCATAACCTCTATTGTTTCTACCACTATAACTTTTAGATTGCTTTATTATATCCTCAAGTTCCTCTGGCATAATATGAGGGAATTGCTTGACAAGCTCGTTTACAGGTATTTGCTTGACTTCACCAACGTAATATATGTCGTCAAAATATGGTGAGTCTGTATGAGAATAAATTAAATTAGCTGGATCTACATATTTTAAATTAACACCATTAGATGGATTAAACGCTGTTTTACATGCTCCAATACCTAATACAACTAAATCATGATTAAATCTTTTCTTTATATTGTCAAATCTATTTCTTTCAAGAGTATTATTTATTACTTCTTCTTCAGCTATTTCAACACTTTGTTTATAGCTTAATTGCATGTGAATATCTAGTTCTTCTTCACTTTCAGGTAATTTATTCTTATCAGTTTGAAATTTGTTTACACCTAATGTTCCTTCAAGATTATTTAAAAAAGGTCTAGCCATCATGTCTGTTAAAATAGCATCAGCATATGCAGTTCGCTTTTTTAATGAGGTTGGATCTTGAGCATAAGCTTTTATTTCATAAAGCTTATTATTCATACCATTAGAAACTATATCAACAAATTTAGATACAACAGGAACAGGTTTCCAGTCTAAGTTTAAATAAGATAGATCACCATTAATAGCTAACTCATCTTTATACTTTTGCACTGGTTGTTCACCTCTTGCGTATAATCTTAGTGTATGAAATCTATTAAATGAAGTAGCAAATCTAGTGCCATTACCACCTTGCTGCCACCATTCGCCTTCTATAGCCTGTGCAACTTGTCTTCCATACTCTTCTGATGACTTTTCAATATCAGAGACTGTTTGGCTAGGAAAAGCACTATTTGGATTTGCGTATATATTCATTTACTTAATTATTTTTGATAACGAACCTCGATTATCATATTTTTTTATTCCTAAGTCTATTGGTTCACGTTTTCTTCTAGCAACTGGTGCATATCTATTTTTATTACAAGCCATTAAAGCTAAACCAGAACTAATAGAAGCATCATGTTTTGTTCTATTATTTATATTGAATTTAGCCCAGTCTTCTAATGTTCTTTGAAAATAAATATTACCATATCCATTTTGCCCTGCACCTACATAATCTTCTATATAAGATTCTATAGCAGCAGCGTGTGCTTGTTTAATATCTTCACTTGAATTAGGTATACCACCTATTTCTTTTTCAGACACTGAAAGTTTATTGTAAACTTTATCTGGTCTATTAATTGAAAATCTTCTATAACCTCTACGTTTTAAATAGTATAACAATCGAGGTTTATTGTTTTCTGCTAGTATTGGCATGCCATAAAAATGCAATGCCATTAATACATCTTCAAAAAACATTTCAGCTGTTTGAGGCCTAGCTATATATTCTAAAAAAAACATATTAGCAGGAGCATCTTCCATGCTAAACTTTGTTAATCCATGTAAAGAGCCTTTAGATCCTTTACCGTCTACAGTTCCTGATATATCATAAGAGTCACAACCAAATGCTCCAATGTGTTCGTTACCAGGAAACTTAATATTATTTCTTAATAAAACTTTGTTTTGTAAGTGTAGTGGTGGAACCCATGATACTAAAAATCTACCATTGTCATTAGGAGTAAACTCTACTAATGTATCTTTTATACCACCAGCCCATCTAAAAGAACCTTTTGTTATATAACCAGAGTTACTTAAATCTTCGTTATAATCTATTTGCTCGTAAATCTTACTTAGATTAAATAAAGACTCTTTCGCTTCGTCTCTAAACGCGTGCTGCTCTGTACGAGGAAACTGTCTATAATATTCGTTTAAACCGTCTTGATCATTTTTAAGACCATCAACTTCATTTTGCCAGTGTTCTATAACACCTTGGTCGATAACCTCTCCATACGGTCCTTCAACCGGTTCTTTTGGTGTATCGAATACAGAGTGTCCATAAGAATCAATGAACCCTTCGTAGTTCCATTCCATAGGTATGAACAAACTATATAATCCCGAGCTAGTCTGTCCATTGCGGTTTCGCTTAGTAACGTCTGAATCTTCGTATAATTTTTTAAAATTTGCTCCACCTTTATCTAATGAGTTTGAGGTCGAGCCCATCATGCATTTACCTACAATTCTAGAACCTAATCTAAGAGTTGTTTTTGTAACTCGCCAGTTGTTTAATATATTATCAGGTCTTTCCCATTTACCACTTTCGTCGTGTGCTAGGAGTTTTAATTTCTCCCCGTCGTACGAGTTGTCTCCCGTGTTTTTCCAGTCGATTGTGGTGTCGAGCCCTTCGAGCTCCTCCGGCCCTTGGCCTTGATCAAGCTTTTTTCTTGTGAGTTTTGATGCGGGTACTCTATACGCCAGTTCGGTTTTTGGTCGGTCCATTCCGTCTTGTATCGGTTTAAAGAAAAACGGATAGTTGACGGATATTGGTACAACCTTATCTGTGAACATTTTTTTAGCATCGGCTCCAGATTTGGACAATATCCCAAACCGTGAATCGGAAGATATTGTTGCTTGATTAACCAACTCTCCTGACACCATGAATGAAAAACCAGAGCGTCTGTTTTTGAGATAGCACATGCCATAACATCTTTGATCGGCTTTGCATGCTTCCCAGAATATAAAAAACAATCTGTTTGATTCTCTAAATTCAGCGGCGCCAACGTCAATTTTAGACCACTGCAAGTACATGTAATGAGTGCCAGTAATATAAGTAGGTTTGTTTTTATTAATGAACCAAAAACCTTCATCACGTCTTTTAAACTCCTCATCAATGTAATCATAATATTTTTCTTTAAAATACTCTGGCTTTTGATTCCACTCAAATACACTTTTAATTTTGTCTAGTTCTTTTGGATAATCAATTTTATTCCAAGTATTTTTTTCAAACTCATAAGAGTTATTTTCTTTTGGTAAAGCTATTTTTAAATTTTGTATATTATATACTTCACCTATTTGACCAGTCTTACTAATGACTATAACATCATGATCTTTATCATAACCATACTTCCACTGTTTGTGTCTGTTTTTTTTAGTAATAACTTTCTTGCTTATATAATCAGGCAGTACTTCATAAAGTGTTTGTGTGTAACTCATTTAGATCTACCTTCTGCAAAGCCTTTAAATGATTTAGCTTTTGTTTCTTGCTTGTCTCCTTCAAGCATAGCTTTTTCTTCTTCAATACGAGTGAGTATTTCAAACGCATCAAATATCGCTAGTTTTTTAGTAGCAGCTGCGTTTTTAAGTCTATCAGCTGCAAGGTCATCGTTTGATTCTACAATAGCTTCTTCTGCAACTTTAATAAGTTCTTCAACTGCTTTCTGCCCAGCTCGGATTATACTCCTCTTCGTCTCCTTTACGTTCATACTTCAAAACTATATCATTTGATTTCATACAATATAAGCGCTCTTTATTTATCAAGAAATCAAACTCACTGTTTGGTTTAAAACCAACAAGGTCTCCCTGGTTTATTCCTAGCGCTTCTAACGAACTATTACCTATTTTTAGTATACCTACAAGGCTTTGTTCTTTTTCGTTATCTAAAACGTTTTTACTTTTAATTGGCTTTACAAAACATCTGTCGCCAAAAGGATTAAATCCATTTTTGTTTTTATATAAATATACTTGATCTATAGAAACAAAATAAAGATCATCAACAAAAAAAGCTCTACCATTTTTTTGTTTACCTTTAATATCATACCATCTTCTAAAAACGTTATGATGCACTAATATTATATCACCAACATTTACAGGTGTTTCCAACATTAAAGGCGTAGATATAACTTCAGCATAGTTATTTACAAACTTAAAGCTTTCTACATTGTTGTTTAATATTAGTTTAGTATTGTCTACGTTTATAGTATTATCATAAGTTTCACCTAATGGTTTTACTATAAAGTCATATAAGCTTTTCATTAATACTTCAAATCGTACTCAACAGATATAGCCATATTAGAATTAAACTTTTTCCATGGCATTACCTCGTCGTTTTTTTTAATGTAAATGTTGTAAGAGTTATCTAGCTCATCAAATAAAATACTATTAATATTATGACCGCCGTATACTTCTTGACCTAAAGAATAATGCATAGCATCATTTTTATAATCAGAACCAATGCTGATTTTTCTTATAACGTTATTCATCTTCTTTTTTAATTTCAGTATACGTACCATCTTCTAAGTTAATATTAATAGTACCGTACTTTTCTTCTAGACTTTTTTTAGTTTCTTCTATACCTTCATTTACACTTTTGATACGATGTAGCAAACTATGTTTTTGAGTTTCTAAACCTCCAATTTGAAGTAATATATCATTTAATTGTTTTTGCTGATCAACAATAGTCTTTAATTCTTGATCATCAATTTTATTAATTTTGTGCATTTAATTTAATTTTATTATTGTTTACTTTTCTTTGATTTTTCCCAAGTACGACCTACAAAATAAGCACCGTACACTGTAATTAATAGCGATTGAAATATTGGGATATATTCTTCAGCTACTTTAAACCCACCAATGTTACCATCGAAAAATGCTAATGCCGTAAATATAACAGTAAGATATATTAACACTAGCGGGCGTATGTTCTTTGATAAAAATGAATCTGATTGCATATCAAGTTTCCAGCGTTCAGTGATTTGAGTCTGCGCATCTTGATCTGCTTTTTCTAATAACTCTTGAATCTTTTGTTTAGCAGCTAATCTTTCTTCGTCTGTAGTTGTAAGTTTATCTATTACATTACCTACGTCTTTAATTAAACCACCTGTTAAAAGACTTAAGAGTTTTTTCATTATTTATTATTGAAATTGTTGTAAATATTTTTGTAGCTCAGAACCATAAACTAATTCTAATTTAGGATCTTTACCTCTTTTCTTTAATTTATAATACTTGTCCCTGTCAATTGGTTTACCTTTAGCATCAAAATATTTTTCAGTTATACCGTAAAGATCTGTAGGGTCAGCACCATATCCATAAACTCTATTACCATATGTACCTGAAGTTGTTTGTGAACGATCAAAAAGCTTCTGTCCTAAATATGCTGCTCGACCGCCTTGTGAATATTGAATTTGTTGACCTTCTTCAAATTGTTGGCCAGGAAAAAAATCTTCATACTTTTCTTGTGCTTTAGAAAACTGATCTTGATTAAAATATCTAGCTCGAATCAATTCTGCATTCGCTGCTTCGGCAGCGTAGTTTCTAGCTTTCTCAGGTGTTCTTCCTTTTCTTATATAATCGACATATTTTTTAGAAAACATATCTCCAGCGTTTTCTAGAGCAGCGGTTCTAGCCGCAGCAAGTTCACTATTAAAAGTTTCAAATGCAGACATTGAAGCTTGTTGCTCTTGAGCTTCAGTAGCGTCACCAATAGTAAATTGTTGAGACGTAGCTTGGTTTTGTTGCTGTAGGTTAAATTCTTGCTCTGCTTGTAGCAATCTACTTTGATTTGCAGCTTGTATAGCTTGGTTTTGCATAACAACTTTTTCGTTTTCCTGTTGTTGCATTTTTAAAACTCTATCATCTTGAGCTTTGCGCTGTTCTGGAGTTAAAGCATTGTAAGCAGCATCACCTTCCGATGTTGTTTCAAGGAAGTTTTTACCTTTAACTTCTTCTGTTAATGTTACAGAGCTAGGGTCAAACTCGGCGCTAGTTGTTCCTTGAAATGTAGATCTTGTACCGGTAGGAAGCGTAGTAGAGAATTGAGAGCTAGAGTCATGAGGGTGAGCATGCGGTTCTGTCCCTGACTGAGAAGCTGAATGAGCAAACGGATGCTTGCCACCTACAACTCTTTTAACGTTTTGATTTCTTAATTTAAATGCCATATCTTACTATTTATAACTGCACCCTTTTTTAGTCATAGGGTGATTCATATTCATCGCATCTTTTTCTCTATTGATAATAGGCATTTGTCCTAGCATGTTAGCTCTTTGCATGCTAACTGGTTCTGCTTTTTTCATTGGATGCCCCATGTTGATAGGTCCTGTCTTTGCCTCTCCGTATTTAGATAAACAATGCTTAGACATAAATGTTCCTTTCTTAGACAAAGGCCCTACATTTCCTTTTTTAGATTGTGTGTCTGGATTAGTGCTTGGCATAATTTTAATTTTTAAGTTATTCTTTCTGCAAATTTATTTGCATAATCTTC